TACAGCAAAGGTAGTAAAAGAGGATAGTATTAAGGCTATTCAGTACCTCAAAGAGGAGATAGAAAAGCTGGAGAAATCCGTACCAGTGAGCAGGAATAAAGATGGCTATGATATTATCTCTAACGCTGGAGATCGCCTTACAGAGTATAAAAAGCGTTGTGAGGTAAAGGGGCTTATAGGTATTCCTACAGGTATCCCTAAGCTGGATGAGATCACTAATGGCTGGCTCTGGGGAGAGGATCTGGTAGTACTCACAGGGCGTACTAATGTGGGTAAAACATGGATCGGAGAGTACTTTGCTACTATGGCGTGGAATATGGGTTATAAAATCCTTATGTACTCTGGAGAGATGAGTACCGCTATGGTTGGTTTTCGTTTCGATACTCTCAATAAGCATTTTAGTAACATGGGGCTCCTTAACGGATCTGGCACTCTGGGAAAGAAACCAGATACAGACGGAGCAAAGTACTTACAGGAGGACTATGAGAAGTATATAACACAGCTCCAGCAAAAGAGCGGATTTATCGTAGTTACTCCAGATGATTTTGAGGGGCGTAAGCCTAATGTGGATGAGATTAAGAGCTTAGCTATTAAGCATGGGGCGGATATGATTGTAATAGATCAGCTCTCTCTTATGAGTGATAAGCGTAGGGCGGATATACCTAGAATAGCTTATAACAATATCTCAGAGGATCTCTTTTTGATGAGTAAGGAGCTTAAAAAGCCTGTACTCCTTATGGCACAGGCTAACCGTGAGGCAGTTAAGAACCGTAAAAAGGGAGAGAGCCCAGAGCTCCACGATCTGGCAGAGAGTGACGGTGTAGGGCAAAACGCCACAAGAGTATTATCTTTATCTGTGATAGATGGCACTCTTAAAATCAGCATTAAGAAAAACAGATATGGTATCAATAACAAAGAGGTACTTATGATCTGGGAAGTAAACACAGGATACCTTAAGCCTCTCCTTAGTGAAAATCCAGAGGAGAGCACAGAGGATAAAAAGGATGATAAACCAGATGGAGAAAAGGATAAAGGAGGAGAGAAAGATTATGGTTTCTAAAGGCGGAGTACCTAAGGGGAGGATTATCCCTGTATATCTTACAGATGATGGAGATGTGTACCCTATTTATTTACATGAGATGGGAGAGTTAGAGATTATCCAGAGGCTTGTAGCAGGTATCTTAGATAATAAGGTTGTGGTAGATACTAATACCAGAATTAACTCAGAGAATGATAAAATCTCTATTTTTGATTTAAGTAAGAAAAAATAATAAAAATCTCTCTAAATGTTACCTCTTTTTCTGATTAGGTTAAGTAAATCGGAAAAGGAGGTACTTTTTTATATGACGATTACAAGTAAGGAAGTAGCGGAGATGCTGGGAAAGAGGCACGATAACCTTTTAAGAGCGATCCGCAAATATATTACACAGTTAGGAGAGGAGGCTCCTAAGTATTTCTCAGAGGATCCAGATAAGGGCGGTAGATTGTATCACATTACTAAGGCTGGCTGTGATCTTATGGCAGGGCGTATTATCGGAGCTCAGAGTGAGGTATTTAAGGCTAAGTATGCTCCAGTGTTTGGAGAGGAGGCTCCTGTAGAGGTGGTAGAGGAAAAGCAGGAGGAGCCACAGGAGAAAGCCTACACAGTAGAGGAGGTAGCCCAGATCTTAGGCTGTAGTGAGAGAAATGTTTACAGAAATATCCAGAGCGGAAAGCTGGAGGCTGTAGAGCGTGAGGTAATGATCCCTACTCTTAAGAAGTTTGTAACAGAGGAGGCTCTGGAAAAATATAAAGCAGGGAGGGCTAGTTAATGAATTACTTTGAAATGAAATGGAGGCTCTCCGCTTGCAGAATACAGGCAGGATACTCACAGGCAGAGGTAGCAGAGATCTTAGGCTGTAGCGATAAGACTATAGTTAGCTGGGAAACAGGTAAGACAGCTCCTAAGATGGAGAAAGCACAGGAGCTTAGTGATCTGTACGGTATCCCTCTGGCTTATATGGACTTTTCAAAGGCTGGAAACTCTACACCTCTTAGAGAGCGTGAGAGTGAGCCACAGATCCCAGCTTTTTAATTTATAGGAGGAAAAAAAGATGATTAAAGGACAGTTTGCAAAAAATTTACACAAAGCAGTTTCAGAGAGAGAGGGATTAAGCAGGTAGAGCTTGCTAAGGTGCTGGAGGTACCGCCTACTACAGTAAATGGGTGGATGAGAGGAGCCCATTTACCAGACATTGAGAAGTTAATGGAAATTTGTGATTATTTGGAAATGCCTGTAGGAGAGATGTTAGGAGATCATAGACATATTAACGATTTAGACGAGGTTAAGCATCTTATGGATGTATCGCTTAAACAGAAAGCCTAACACTACTGGAGCAGGTGCAGATAACACTCCTAAGGTAAAGACAGAGGAGGAGATCAGAGCAGAACTCCAGAAAGAGTATGAAAAGATGGCAGATAAGCGAGTAACGGATGCTATCAAGAAAAAGGAAAAAGAGTGGGCGGATAAGCAGGCTAAGGAAAAAATGACAGAGGATGAGCGTAGACAGGCGGAGGAGCAGGAACGCTTACAGGCACAGGCTAAGAGAGATCTGGATCTTACTATCAAGGGCTTAAAGCTGGATGTAGTAGATGCAGTACAGGAGATGGGGCTGGATGCTGGTTTCCGTAACTTAATCGCTGTAGAGGACTTAGCAACTATCGCAGATGAGGATGAGCGTAAAGCTAAGCTCACTGAGAGAGTAAAGGGCATGAAAAAACTCTTTGATGCTGAGGTGGCTAAGGAAGTTGCAAAGGCTAAAGCTGAGTTTCTCAAAGGATCCACTCCAGCTACAGGATCCTCATCTAACAAGAAAGATGAAACTAAGTACGATGCGTACAAAAAGGCTGGAAATGTAAAGGGCATGATTAGCGAAAAGCTCTCAGCCCACAGAAACGGCGATGACGAGGAGTAAGCCAGCTCCTCAAAACAAAATAACTCAAACAGGAGGTAAATAACAATGGCAGGAATGGTTAAAAGAGCTGATTTTTTAGAGAATGAGGTTGTAGACCTCACAGAGGAGATTAAGCTGGTATCTCCTACAGATACTCCGCTTACTACTTTGCTTATGGGTAGAGGGCAGGTAGTACCAGCAAACGATATTACAGTAACATGGAGAGAAAAGGAGCTTAACTCCGAGAGAGGAAAGCTTAGATTAGAGGGAGATGAGGCAGGAACTGTACTTACATCTAACAGAAAAACCCTCTCTAATGTGTGTCAGATCATCGAGAAAGTAACACAGGTATCTGGTACAGCTAGATCCCTCAATCCTAAGGGTATCGGAGATGTATTTAACTCTGAGGTACAGGATCGTTTGACAGAAACTAAGAGAGATATGGAATGGTATTTCCTTAACGGTACTAAGGCTCTGGAGAGCGGATCTACTCCTAGACAGATGAATGGACTTGTAAACCTTGTGGATGCTGGAAACGTGGTAGAAACTAAGGGAGCCCTTACAGAGGATCACTTCTTAGATGCACTCCAGAAAATGTGGGATCATGGAGCACAGGGAGAGTACTTTGCATTTGTTAATGCTGGAATTAAGCGTATGATTAACGATCTGGCTAAAAAGGGAGATAATATCCGTTTCTTAGGGGATAATGGATCTATGCAGAATGTACTTGGTATTGGAGTACAGAAAATTGTAACAGATTTTGGAGAGATCTCTTTAGTGTTGGATCGCTATGCAGATCCTAAAACTATCTTATCTGTAGATTTGAATGAGGTACAGATTGCAGAGCTCAGAGGTACTTTCTATGAGGATCTTCCTAAGGCTGGCGATTACTTTAGAGGTCATGTTATTAACGAGAGTTCTATTAAGCTCCTTAATAGCTATGGATGATCTTACTCTCTTTGATTGGGAGGCTCAGAAACCTCTTGAAACAGAGGCTCCGTTTACCTTTACAGGGTACGAGTACTTAGATCAGATTACTCCTCAGTAAGAGTTATAAGAGTGCAGTTTGGGGAGGGTAAAACCTCCCCTTATTTTTATTATATGAAAAATTAAGGAGGGCTATACAATGGCTACAAAGAATGTAAATGCAGAGGCAGTACAGGCAGAGGAAACAGAAAAGAAAGAGGCGGTTAATATCTTAGATCTCCTCTTAGGCTCCGATGTAGGAGAGATTAAGCTCCCTACTAAGGAGGTAGAGATTACCAGATTATCACAGGTATACGGTGCTCCGTTTATCCTCACAATTAAGGCGATTACTCCAGCTAAGTTTGAGGAGATACAGGATATGAGCATTGATGTAAAGGGCAAGGATGCAGATATTAATATTACCCAGCTCCAGCTCTTTACAGTAATTGAGGGTGTAGTAGATGCTACAGGTGCTCCGATGTTTAAAAACAAGGAGCTTATGAGTAAGTTTAAGGTATCTACTCCTAAGGATCTGGTAAGAGCGATCTTACTTTCTGGAGAGATCGCTAAGATTTACGGAGAGATCTCTGAGCTGGCAGGTTTCGGAGATAATGCGGTTAAAGAAGTAAAAAACTCATAAGTACAGATGGGCTTACCCAGATGATGTACTACTACTGGAAACACGGTAGAGTACTCCCATCTGTATTTTACAAATTGCCTAGAGGCGAGCTCTTAGTATTACAGGCTTTTTATGAGCAGGAGAGAGATGATAATAACAAAGAGCTGGAGAGGGCAGATAAGAGTAAGAGTGTTATGTACAATATCAATCTACTCACATAGAGGAGGTGGCATATATGGCGGTAGAGTTTGGTGCAAAACTTTATTTGAAAGATAATATGTATGCTACCCTTAAGAAAAATCTAGGTTTACAGCGTGAGTTTTCGGAGCAGGTAGATAAAACTAATGCGAGTATGCAACAGATGGGGCGTACAAGGGTTAATGCTACTATCAATGCTACGGATAACGCCTCTGGAGTTGTAGAGAGCGTTAGACAAACTGTAGAGAATGTAGGCAATACAACAGTATCCCCAGAGGTATCCTTACAGGATAACGCCTCTGGGGTTATTGGTGCTATACAGGATACCTTAGATACCGTCAATACTACCACAGCTACTCCAGATGTGGAGGTAGAGGATAATGCCTCTCCTACTATCAATGAGGTAGAGAGTAGAGTACACAGGCTGGGAAATGTGAGGGCATTAACCAGAGTGGAGGTAAACGATCAAGCCACAGAAAAGGTAGAGAGAATAACCCAGAGGATCAAGGATCTTACTAAAAAGGTATTCTCTCCAGTGATTAAGCTAAAGGATCTCACGGTTAGTACAGTAGGAAAGATTAAGCAGAGGCTTAAAGAGATAGCCACTACTTTTACTCCGATTGTAAAGATCAGAGATTTAGCCTCACAGGGCTTAGCTAAAATCAAAAATACCTTAGGTGGGCTACGAGATAGAGTTACCTCTGTAGCGGTAGGGATCCACGATAGAGCTACATCTGGATTAAATAAAATAAGGGTAGGTGTACGAACAGTAGGAAAGCTGGTGGCTAAGCCTTTTATATCTATTAAGGATGGAGCCACTAGAGGGATCACAAAGGTTAGAAACTCCCTAAAATCTGTAGGGAAAACAGTAGCTAAGCCTTTTGTTACTCTGAGGGATAAAGCAAGTGCTCCTCTGGGTAAGGTAGGCGGTATACTGAAATCCGTAGGTAAGGTAGTAGCTAAGCCTTTGATAGCAGTAAAAGACGGTGCTAGTAAGATCCTCCACGGTATAGGCAGTAGCTTAAAATCCATCGGTAATATGTCTGTAAAGGCTATGGTAGCGGTAAAGGATGGAGCTAGTGCTGTACTGGATAAGATCGGTAGTACACTTAAGAGCCTTGCAAAAGGCGTAACAATCGCTGTAGGAATTGCAGGAGCAGGAGCTACAGCTCTTATGGGTAAATCCTTAGGAGAGGGAGCTAAACTACAGCAAAGTATAGGCGGTATTAAAACGCTGTACACAAAGACTAATAGTGATGGTAGTACAGATACCTCAGCGGTAGATAAGATGTTACAGTACGCTAATCAAGCGTATAAAACTACAGGCTTATCCGCTAATGAGTACATGGAAAATGTTACCTCATTTAGTGCCTCTCTTTTGAGTGCGTGTGCAGGAGATACAAATAAATCCGCTGAGATTGCTAACAAAGCTATGGTAGATATGGCGGATAACGCTAACAAGATGGGTACTGATATGGGATCCATCCAGAACGCTTATCAAGGCTTTGCAAAGCAAAATTACACGATGCTAGATAACCTTAAGCTGGGTTATGGTGGTACTAAGGAGGAGATGGAGAGGCTCCTTAAGGATGCACAGGCTATCACTGGTACTAAGTACGATATAAACAACTTAGCGGATGTTTATACAGCTATCGGAGTAATACAGGATAAATTAAATATCACAGGAACCACAGCAAAAGAGGCAGAGCAGACCTTTAGCGGATCTTTTGCGATGATGAAAGCCTCCGTTACTAACCTCTTAGGTAATTTATCTGTAGGGGATGGAGAGGCAGTAGCTAGAAGTATGGGAGAGCTGGTAGAGAGTGCAAGTACCTTTTTCTTTGGTAACTTTATACCGATGCTCCAGACGATTTTTAGCAACTTGCCTACAGCAATAGGAACAGCGGTAGAAAAGGTAGCTCCTCAGATTAAGGAGAATGTATTACCACTCCTTACATCTATCAAGGATGCAATCTTTACAGGGCTGGGTAATATCGGTATTGATACTGGAGCATTACAAGCTATTTTCGATCAGCTTTTTAATGTAAAGGTAGACGGTGGCGGTATTTCTAGTATGTTCTCTGGGCTTAAGGATGGAATAGTACAGGCGATCAATACGATCTTACCTATAATCCCTCCGATTATCTCAGCGGTACAACAGATAGCCCCTGTAGTAGGGCAGGTAATTAGTACGATTATGAGCGGTGTATCTCAGATCATCCCTTATATCGTGCCAGTGATCCAGACTATTACTAATATCATCGTAACAGCTATGCCAGTGATACAACAGATCATTACAGTAGTGGTAGGTGCGATTGTAGCTATTATGCCTACATTGAGCTCTATTTTTACTTTTGTGGGAAATGTGATCCAGCAAGTACTTACAGTGATCGGTAATCACATGGGATTATTCCAAACTATTGTATCTGTAGTAGTAACAGTAGTATCTACTGTATGGCAGACCTTAGCCCCTATAATCAGTGCAGTAGTAGATGTGATCCTTACGGTGGTGGATGGACTACTTACAGGAATTGAAACAGTATTTAATTTCTTAGCTCCATACATCTCTCAGATCTGGGAGAGTATTTGTGGATTTTTCGACAGTGCAAGCTCTACGATTACAACTATCGTAGAAACCATTAAGAGCGTATTTCAAGGCTTATTTGATGCGGTATCCACTATCTTTAGTGGTATCTCTGATGCTGTATCTACAGCGATAGGAACCGTAACAAGTGTAATAAGCGGAGCGATAGACGCTATCAGTGGTTTTGTAGATAAAGTCGGTGGTGCAATCCAGAAAGCTAAGGATTTTGTAGGATCTGGAGTAGACAAGGTAAAAGGTGCTTTAGGTTTTGCTTATGGTAAAGATAGAGTACCATATGATAATTACCCAGCTATCCTCCATCAAGGAGAAAAAGTCTTAACCAGAAATCAAGCAGATCAGTATGAGAGGCGGATGAGTACCAGAGGTGTACAGCTTAAAGATGTTACACCTATAGACAGGGATCCAGATGATCCACAGGATAATAACGGAGGTACAGGAGGTACAGGAAATCCACAAGATGGCAATACGCCTAGTGTAGGCGGAGTAGGTAAAGTAACTATTGAAAAGTTGGCAGATACAGTAATTATCCAGAAAGAGGCTGATGCTGATAGGGTAGTGGATGATATGGTAGCCAGACTTAAAAAGTTATTACCTAACACTGTATAAGGAGGGATGCTTAGTGGAATTTTGGTTACAACAGAATAGTGATAAATTTCAACTACCTGTAAAACCGTCAGATTACACGGTATCCGTATCCCATAAAAATACGGTGGTTAATGTCATACAGGTGGGAGATATAAACCTTATCGGAAATACAGGCTTAAGAGAAATTTCTCTTAAGTCTTTTTTTCCAGCAAAAGATTATAACTTTAGCAATAATGCAGGGCGTAAACAGCCACTAACTTATGTAGAGAAAATCGAGAGTTGGAGAAAGTCTGGTACTCCTATAAGGGTTATAATTACAGGCACTCTTAACATGGAGGCTACAGTAGAGAGCTTTGTGTGGGGAGAGCAGGATGCTACAGGCGATATTTATTATACCTGTAGCTTAAAAGAGTACAAAAAAATAAAGACAAAGAAAGCTACTGTTACTATAGCTACTGTAAAGCCTACAGTAAGGGCTACAAAACCACAGGCTAGTACAGCCAGAACCTACACGGTAAAAAGTGGGGATTGCCTCTGGAAAATAGCTAAACAGTTTTACGGTAACGGAGCTCAATATACTAAGATCTATAATGCTAACAGGGATAAGATAAAAAATCCTAATCTTATCTATCCTAATCAAGTATTAACGATCCCTTAGGAGGTGGTAAGAGTGATAGTAGTGCATAAGGATATGCAAATGATCCACAGGCTGGAGAGATCCTCTACAGTATCTCAGTAGCAGATGAGAGTACCGCTACAGCGGATTATATGCCTCCATTTAATGGTATCGGTGTAAGCTCCCTTATGGTGGATCTTGTAACAGCGGTATCTAATGCCTCTAGCGTAAAGGTAAA